CACTCAATGTCTTCCTCTGTCATCAAGCCTGTCTGATAACAATTATAAACTGATTTACCCCTCTGCATATCAAGTTTTCGTATCATTTCCCTAAAATGGGCTTTTCTTTTTTCCGAAAAATTTGGGTCTTCCAGCATTTCTTCATAATGCTTGTAATTATCATTCTTTGGTTTAAGACCACGTTCCATAAGTTTAAAAGCGTCTTCCTCATGCCATGGTGTACCAATATTGATAATTCTGGTATCACTAAAACCTTTATTATTTGACAGGACGTTCATCAATTCTTGATACTTGGCAATCGTATTTTTACGCTCCGCCTCACTCTCACGGTCGTCTGTGGTAACAATATCGTCTGTAATAATGATTTTAGCGTGTTTACCTGTCAATGGTGAGCCAAGACCCAACGCTCTTAATTGAAATTCACCAGACAAAGAGGTGTTTAGGTTTGTATCTATTGCGAGAGCCGTGTCTGTTGTCTTTTTGAGTCCGCCTTTGAGTCCGACATCTGGGTAAAGAATTGCCGCAAATGTTTGAAACAAAGGTGTATCAAGAATTTTGCTAACACCATTTACAACTTCTTTTACTGCGTCTTCCGATTTACGCAAAAGCACAATGGTTGTAAGTGGTTGTAATAACATCATTTCAGCAATAAACAATCTCAAACAAGTTGTATTATGTACGACCAAAAAGTTTTCAAGTAAAAACTTGCCATCACCCTCAATTTCAATACCAACAAAATCACCTTTTCCTATTGGCTCTATTGTTTGGTTAAAAGTCAAATGCCCTTTTGTGCCTTTATTTTCACCTTTTTTATGGTCTATTTTTATAGGAATTTCCGAAAAATCAGCCCCATTGATATAAATTTGCCATGCCTCGCTATAAACCTTTTTACCGTTATATATGCAACTTGTTTTATGTTTTTTTGCCGTTGCATTAAAACCGAGAGAGCGAGCAAGCCATTCTACATCTTTCGCAAGTTTGTCATTTTTTGTTGTATAGACATAATGTTTTATCCCGTAATATCCGTCTGTATCAATCAAACCAGCCAATAGCGCCAGTCTATTCTTACGACTATTTTGTAAATATTCATGAGGTATGTGTTTATTCCCCAATAAATCATATTGTCGCAACAACTCTTTTATAGGGTTGGTTTGCCCTAATTTTCCATTATATTTATAAGTTTTGCATTTTGAACCTTCCTTTTGGTAAGCTTTCTCATGTAATCCTAAGCTTTCAGCCCATTGTTTAAATTCCGCATGCAGGATTTCATCAGCGGTTGTAAATGCTGGTTCATTAGAATGTCCGTCACCGAGCCACAAACCAAGTATATATGGTGGTATATTTGTTTTTTGTTCTGCAAAATCAACACCAACTTTAAAGTGACTAAAAGCGTCTTGGTCGCCTATTCCAGCAAGTTTAACGAAATCAGAAATTGGTATATCAATAATGTCTGGGCAACCTTCTATTCTATACTTGTCAAATTTGTGTCGTTTATTATGTTTCAAACCTCTTTGTTTAAGTGTTAATAGGTGATTTTTATTGCAAATATAACTTTCGCCATTTTTTTTCAAAGTAACTTTATAGAGGTCTGTGTTGCCAGAGTGTGTTCCGATTACTTTTCTTGGGGTACTATCCCAACCCATAACGCTTTCACCAATTTTTATATCTTTTATCGGTTTTGAAGTGCCGTCAGACATCATAACCATTGTGTTTGGGGCAAAACACTTATAAGAGTCACGGTGGGCTTGGTGTATTGCAACCCTTAAATCATAAGGGTTTAAAATCCAGTTGTTAATCCAAGTGCTATGGATTTCTTCAAGCAAGTCATAGCCTGTGCCGAGCATGTGACCGACAACATGAGCCTCATTGGTCATAAGGTGTATGACTTCTTCTTTTGTCCATGTCGGCTTTTCTTTTTTAGGTTTTGGCGGTTCTGGGTTAAATGCGGCATGTAATTCTTCACGACTGATTGGCGGTTTTTCTTCTTTTGGCAATTCCGCATAAGCAGGGAAGTCGCTTGCAGGTAGATTTTTAGCCCAATCAAGACCGCTCTTTGTAAGGTAGAACTCACCGTCAGCATGACCGCTTTCCTTTTCAGACCTAATGTGTATATAAGGGTATCGGCATTCACGAAATAACGGATTGCAGATTTGAATAGCCTTTAACATAGCCTCATGTGTGACTCTGTAAGCGTCTAAAAAGTTATAATACATAGCCTCATCACACGCAAGACGACCGCTATTCTGGTTTAAAATCTGGCACAAATGCAGACACATATTATATTGTATCGCCGTTGGTTTCGCTCTCATTTACGATTTCCCCTTCAATAATCGGTAAACTTTGTAAGTGTTGTTGCTCTTGGATTTTGGCTTTTTTACGAGCCATAATCTCTTTAACCTCATTGTAAGAGGCGGTAAGATTAACATTGATTTGAGTATTTGTGACCTCTGTTTTATCAGCCCATTTGCCTTTTGAGCGGTTTTTAAGAGCGAACTTAATTGCGTCAACATTCGGCGGTAATTTTGCCCTCAATTCGTGTACGCAACCGTCTTTATCTAACTTTTCTTGGGTAACTTCCGCACCCTCAATCATTTCCCACAGCTTGTCTTCGGCATGTTGCAGCCATTGTTCATCACTTCTGCTTTCATTACTCATTTTAAAAATCCTCACAAATTCTTAAATACAGATTAGTTAATATCTTTTCAAAACTGCGTTTGTCGCCCTCAAAGCTATAAGGATATTCAAGGTCTGGTCTATATAATAATATAAATATACGCACCAGATTTTTAAACATTCTATTGTGTTGTAATACGCTTGGTGAATGCCCCCAATAAGGAATAAAGACGCTATGGTCTTGATGTCTGCCTCTGCCTCTGATAATCACGCACATAATGTCATCGTAGCGACCTTGAAAACCAAGCGGAAAGCGGACTTTTGATGTCACACAAGTAAAATTGTGGTCAATACAATGTGACGCTAACTGCGACAGGGTTTTGAAGGTTTTACCAGCCATAATGTGCATTAAATCAAGCAGAAATTTATTATAGCACGCAAACCTTACAATATCATTTGGTTCTATATAATAGTGCCTTTTGCCGCCCCTTGAACTATATCGGAAATTAAAGAGTCTGACATTTTCATCAAGACAGTTAAACAATCTTGTGTCTAATTGATAATAATTATCATTATCATTATCGTCTAAACCCCAATAGCCGTCAGCATAATTGATATATTTGCCAAAGAACACTTTGTTATTATCCAATAAATCATATACGCATTTTATTTGAGTCATTGTGTTTGTCATAGTAAACCCTCTTTATTTATACTAATATATATTTTTATAAATCGCAAATTTGAGCCGCACCAGCGTTATAAGCCTCTATGCGAGTGCGATAGAAGTCGTCATTAAAGCCGTGCGGATATTCTTGATAGAGTTGCTCAATGTAGCCATTGATAGACATTTTCGTGCCAAACACATCATAAACTTTATTTGGGTCAAGTTTAAATGCCTTTTCAAAGCAGACAAAATCGTTTATCATCATATTTTGGTCAACATAGGTGTATTCATTGGTATAAGGGTCGTCTTGTTCTTCGCTCTGCAACACAACCTTTTTGCCTTTAATGCTTTTAATCTGGTCTGTAATCGGGTCAGAGAAAAGGTCTTGGTTTAAGATTTTAGTAAATCTGTTACGTAAAGCGTATTCTTTAAACCTTTTGAGAACATCTTCTCTGGTCGGTTCTGGGTCTTGCAAGGCTAATTCATACTTACCGCTATAATCTTCTGCTTTAATCATAGCCGCAACTATTGTGCTATCGTCTTTATAGAAGTCTGGTATGCCAAGATACATAAAATCACGAGGCACTTTATCGGAAAAACCTGTTGCTCCAAAGTGTTCGATAATAAGCTTAGCCTCACAACTACTAACCTTACCTGTTTCAAGCATATAAAACAGGATTTTCCAGTCGATTTTATCCATTGTACTGGCGATTTCATTCATATCCTTAATAAACAAATAATCGGACATATTTGCAGTCTTTAAAAATTCATTATAATTACTTATAACCCAATCATTATCCAATTTAGCCTTATCTAATTGTAAAGCAAGCGACCAGCGCTCCATATCAGAATAAACAGGGTATATTGGCTTATTGCCATCAATACCTTTGCGAGCCTCTGCAATGTCTTCTTTGCTCATTAGGGCTGGTGT